GGCTCACAGGAACCTTCAGCCTCTTTAATAAAGGAGTCGCGGTACAGGTTGACAAATTCACCCTCCACAAATGGCGGCTGCGTGGGGTCGAATTTCATTTCTTTGACGGTGCGCCGATCTTCCCATGCCAGCCACTCGTCGGGAATGCGTAACTCTTTCAGCGTTCCTTTTTGCGTTGGAACCATCAGCCGCCTGTGGCGATAGTTGACCGACTTGAAGTTGGTGCTGAGCATGGTGTAGCCAGTTTCAAGCTCACAGATTTCGCTGGTACTACGCACCAGGACACACTCAGTATTCATTTTAATCAGCTCGGCCAGTCGTCCGGTGGGCTTGGCCTCCTCGCCTTCCTCGAATAGCCATGCGCGGGTTTCGTCCTCGCCCTGATTTTTCCACATTTCGTTAATATCTTGTTCGCTCTCATCTGCTGCCTGGGGGACGTTGTGGATGGTGACGTACAGGCCGCGCTCAATCAGCGCGGAGGCGAGGTCATTCTGTGCCCGCTGAACTTCCCAGTTGGTGTGGGCGTTGGAGTCAAAAATTATTCGGATCTCTTTGACCTTCTCAGTCGGCAGCTTTGCCAGCTCCGCGACCAGCCCCTTTTTAGTGTGGCCGCAAGCGACCCCGTTAAGCCCCATTGAGTGTCGGTGCGTGAGCTTGTAGCCAAGCATCGCTTTGACCACTGACTCATGCACATCAATTACCATGTCGTCAGCGTTTAGCCAATCGCATTTTGGGTGCAGCCATGCGTGGAGTTGCTGCTTAGGTGGGCAGAAAGTTTTGCCCCATCCTTTTTTGCGGTCAGTTTGCGCGGCGAATCCCCGCAAGTCTCCCACAATTCGGGCGGAGAGCCAGTCGATTAAGTTATTGGAGTAGTCGTAATGAGGAAAGCAGACGGCAAAGCGATTTTGATTTTCGAGTGATTTGTATTTGTAAATTTGGAGCAGCGAATCGAAGGGGATAATGCGCCCCCCGATTTCCTGTAGATCCTGGCCGGAGATTCCGCGCTGAACTAAGTAAGCCTGGGCATCAACGAATGACTGCGGCTGGCGCTCTATTGAGCTGGTGGGGTGCTTATACGCGAAAATCTGCTCTGCTTGCATACCCTTGAAGCCCCTTACGCCGCCCCCTTTTCGACAAAAAGGGGAGTCATTATGTCACAGGATGTGGCTACTTATGTCCGTTTTTGCTGCTTAACCGACTATATATCATGCAGTTTGCATTTGGTAGAGGAAGAGCGCATACTCAGATTTAGCAAATAAGGAGCATAGTAATGAAAACTACAAAACAAGATGTAGTTGGCGAAGTCTGCATCTGGGCAGTCCCTCGCACCGAGTGGGAAATCTCGCAGAGCGAAGATAAAAAGCCCTTCCACCTGGAGCTTTATTGCTCTAATGATGAGCCTTACCGCGAAGCTGCGGTGCAACTCTACGCAGAGGAAGTCGTCCTCACCTGTCCAGCGGGCATCGACATGGTGCAAGCTGCCGTGGATACCCTGCATGGCGTGAAGGAAAAAGAAGTTAAAGCCCACGCTACGCGCATGAACGAGCTTGATGATCGGATCGCAGCACTTTTGAGGCTGACGCACATCACGCCGGAAGGTGAAAACATTGTTCCGCTTAAACCGTAGGCAATTAGTTCTTGGGGGGCTGGCATTAGGGGCTGTAAGCATCGCTGATGCTTACACTGTCCGAGGCCAGTCCTACCAAGTCCTTCCCTCGGCGGAGGGCTTTGTCGAGGAGGGGCTGGCAAGCTGGTACGGTGAGCCCTTCCACGGCAGACAAACGGCGAACCAAGAAGTATACAATATGCACCAAATGACAGCCGCCCATAAAACGCTGCCGCTGCCTACCGCTGCGCTGGTCACAAACCTCGACAATGGGCTCGGGGTGGTTGTACGAATCAATGACCGTGGGCCTTTCATAGAGCCACGGGTGCTGGATCTCTCATACGGAGCTGCTTGCGCCTTAGAAATGGATAAATGTGGGGTTGCGCCGGTCAGAATAGTCACGCTATCGCGTGACTTTATGTGGTAAGATTATTTTAGCAATTGAAGGAGAAAGACATGGACCTGGACCTCGGGGCAAAACTTGCCGACCAGTACAATCAGACCCGTAAATCGCGGCTTGAGCTGGATCACCAGTCGCGTGACCTTAAAAAGCAAGAGGCTGAGCTACAGCGTCAGATTATTGACGGGCTCAAAGCCAACGGTGCGCGGAGCATTGGGGGCCAGACTTGCAGTTTGGAGCTGAAGGTTCAGCGCGAACCAACGGCAGAGGACTGGGACGAGATCCGCAAGTATATTATCGAAGGCAATAATTGGGATATTATGAAAAAATCGCTCAATGGCGCAGCAGTTAAGTTACGCGCCGAGGACGATATTATGATACCAGGAATCGGCTGGTATCCAGTCGAGAAGTTAAGTTTACATCAACTGAAGGATGATTAAAGATGAGTAAAGAGAAGAAGAGCGATACCCTCCCCGTAAGTTGGGAGGACCAAATGGCGAAGGTGGCGAAGACAATAGCTACTGTCGAGCGCCCGAGCGTTAATAAGATCTCAATGCGCGGGGGCATCCTGCAAATTGATGATCGACCATTAACCGATAACCTGTTTACCTGCGTGATCGTTGGCGCAGTCCATGAGCAGGTCAGGTTCGATGAGAAGTGGGATCCTACCAAAATTGTCCCGCCGGTCTGCTATGCGTTCAGCGAGAAGGCCGCAGTCAAGGGCGAAATGGCCCCCGACGAGAACGTCCCGAGCCCTATCTCACCGATCTGCGCGGGTTGCGCGTCACGCTCGTTTGGTGAAGGGGGCGAAAAGCCCAAGTGCCAGAGCCGCAGACGCATCGCGGTAGTTGCGTGGAACAGTGATAACACGCTGGATGATGAGATCTACACGCTCAGCTTTCCAGCGTACAGCTCCGGCAAGGTCTACCAAGCCTACGCCAGCGAGGTTGCGATCAGTGAGAACCGCCCGCCTTACGGAGTTATTACTGAGGTCAAACTCGCCAATCACCCCAAGTGGCAATACATTCTGGGCTTCAAAAATCTAGGCCGAGTACCTGATGATGCAATGGGGCCAGTGATGAACAAGGTGGGGGCTGCTCTCGCTGCTTTGACCACTCCCTATGATATGACTGGGCCTGCGGTAGAAGAACCTACCTCCCTAAAAGGCACATCGTAGCCCTACCTGGAGCTTCACTAGGTTAATTTGCGTTCACCCGTAACTCGCCGCTGGCCGAGGTTGAAGCCGCCAGCACTTTTAGCGTTTTAAGGGGCTATGCCGTGTGGACAATTGATTTTGAGACAGAAGCAATAGAGGGGAACCCAACCCTAACACCGCCGGTTCCCGTGGGCGTGGCCCTCCACAGCGACACTACTCAGGCCGAATACTCACCAATTAAGGAAGGTGCGCCGATTCTGGAGAGGATCTGGGCGGGGAATGAGCCCCTCATCTTCCACAATGCCCCGTTTGACCTAGCTGTTGCCGAAGCGCACCTGGGGCTCCCTATGCCCCACTGGGACCGCATCCACGATACCCAGTACCTCGTCTATCTGGCAGACCCTTACGCCAAGACACTGGGTCTTAAAGCCTGTGCTGAGCGTTATTTAGACCTGCCTCCAGAGGAGCAGGACCACTTAAAGGCATGGATACTAGCCAACGTCCCAGGCAGTACCCCCAAGAACTACGGGGCGCATATCTCCAAAGCCCCCTTTGAGCTTGTTAAGCCCTACGCCATTGGTGATGTTGTTAGGACTAGGGAGCTGTTCAATTTACTGTGGCCTGAGATGCCCCGTGGAGCCTATGACCGGGAACGGCGCTGTATGCCCATGTTCCAAGAGGCTACGCGGAAAGGGGTCCGAGTTGATGGGGAAGGGCTGGAGAGGGACTTGGAAATCTACAACAATGCGGAGGCTGAATGTGAGCAGTTAATCGCTAGGCGATTAGACTACCGAGGGGACCCCGAGCTGCTCAAGGGCGCAGCTCTGTGTGATGCGCTTGAGGCAGCAGGAATTGTGAAGCCTAACGACTGGATTAAAACAGCTAAGTCAGGGGCGCGGAGTACATCGAAGGACAACATTATTAAGGTTATTAAAGACCCCGAGGTGCTGGCGATGCTCCAGTACAAAGGGGTGCTGTCCACGATCCTGCAAACCTTCATGCGTCCCTGGTGGGCCAAGAGCGCGGTTGATGGCAGATTGCACCCTAACTGGAATCAGGTGAGGGACACGGCTCGTAATAAAGGTACTCGCACTGGCAGACTAAGTAGCGACAGCCCTAATTTTCAGAACGTAATAAAGCGGTTTGATGTGCCCCCTGTCACTGGGCTGCCGGATCTCCCCCACATGAGGAAGTACCTTCTTCCAGAGGAAGGCCATGTCTGGGTAATGCGGGACTTTAGTGGTCAGGAACTACGCATTGGGGCACACTACGAGGATGGGCCGCTGATGCAAGCGTACCAAGCAAACCCCCAGTTAGACCCCCATGAAATGGCAAGAGTTATTATAGGGGATGAATTTGGAGTCGATCTCGAAAGAAAAGACGTTAAGATTACAGCGTTCCGTATTATGTACGGGGGAGGAGCTCCGGCAATTGCTGGAGCTCTTGGAATTACAGTTCCCGAAGGAGCTGCCCTCAAAGCTCAGTACCTCGGAGCAATGGGTGGCCTCAAGTCCCTTATGGACCGAGTTAGTAGTCGAGGGCGTAGTGGACAACACATCACTACCTGGGGAGGACGTAACTATTACGCTGAAGCTAGAGATAAGGCTTACAAGCTCACAAACTACTTGATTCAAGGGAGCGCGGCTGACCAAACGAAGCAGTGCTGCGCTGACTGGTATTATGAGCATCGCCGCCCCCAGGATGTCTTTATGGCAACGGTCCACGATGAAATCAATATAAGTGTTCCCGAGGAAGAGATTGAACAGGGAATGACGCAGCTTAGAAGCGCAATGGATCAGGACTTCTTTGATGTACCAATGGCGAGTGAAGGCGCGATTGGTCCCAACTGGCACAACATGGAGGGATGGGATGACTGAGGAACGTGTACCGACTGGGCCGAAATCGTACTCACAGTACGCCAGCCACAAGAAATGCGGGTTTAAGTTCGCAGCCGATAAGGTATGGAGGTTCGAGGTAAAGCCCCAAGAGTTTGGCCCCGCCCTGATACGCGGTAATGAAGTCCACGATTCGGTGGAGAACTTCTTTAAGGGTAGTGACCTGCTCCACCCTGATCTCACAAAGTACAAACAATGGATGTGGGGGCTCAGGTCTGGGTACGACTGCTACCCCGAGAAGAAGTGGGCGTTTAAGATTGACCGCGAAACTGACGAGTGGACTGCCGTAGAGTTTGATGACCCAGAAGCCTCCTGGCGCGGAGTGTTTGACTTGCTCGTAGTGCCTAAAGAGGCAAGCGAGGGCAAAGCGATCCAGATTAAGGAATGGAAAACGGGCCGTATCTATGACGACCATAAGTGGCAACGCAGTCTCTACGAGGCAGCGGCCACTGAGGGCTACCCTGACTACGCCTCTTGGGATGTAGTGACTGTTTACTTTGACCAGAAAAAAGAGCCGCTAGGGGGCCGAACTGTAGCCGCCGCGAACCATGCCGAAAATAAGGTGGCGTGGCGAGAGCGTATGGACCTGATGGATACCCCCGCCACTTACATCCCCAACCCAGGATCTCACTGTCGCTGGTGTCCTCACAGCCGCTTTAAGGGGGGCAAGTGTAGCGTAGGGTGAAAGAAGAAATAAAATTAGAGCGTTGGACCGTAAATCGTGCCGAGTGCATTGTGCATAAGCTCTATAACGCCGCAAGTGCTGGCTGGCCTGACCGCTTATTCGCATGGCCCCTCCCGAGGGGCCATGAGTACGTCGAGTTTAAGGCGGAGGGAGAAGCACTAAGGGCGCTGCAAAGGCACAGAGGGGAACAACTCGCCCTCTCTGGGCACAAAGTTTTTATGATAGACAACAAGCAAGACGCAAAAAGGTATTTAGATGGAGCCCTGGAGCCCACGTTCATTCCAAAGACGAGCGATTAAGGTTTTATTAAGCCAAGCCGCCGTTGCGCTTTTTATGAAGCCCGGACTGGGCAAGACCAGTACGGCTCTGGCTGCGTTTAAGGTGCTTAAAAAGCAGGGGCTGGCAAAGAAGATGCTGGTGGTAGCACCCTTGCGCCCTGCTTACGAGACTTGGCCTGCCGAGATTGCCAAGTGGGACGAGTTTAATTCCCTAACGTACTCCATCATCCATGACAAGAAAGAGGCTGCGCTGGAGGTTGACGCAGACATTTACATCATTAACCCCGAGGGGCTGCTGTGGCTACTGGAAAAGGGCAGCAACAGGATCAGTCGTTGGGACTTTAGCGTACTGGTCGTTGACGAGAGCACCAAGTTTAAGAACTCTGCCAGCAAACGATTCAAGCTCTTAAAGAAAGAGCTAAGCCGCTTCTCCAGGCGGTGGATATTGACGGGCTCCCCGCAGCCTAAATGGATTATGGACTTATTCGCCCAGATCTACTTGCTGGATCAGGGGAACTGCTTGGGCCCGTATGTCACCCACTTCCGCAATAAGTATTTTTACCAGCCCAACCCTTACAAACGGCAGTACGAGTACATCCCCCATGACTGGGCCTTTGACGAGATCGTATCGCGGATAGACCCTCTTGTTGTCTATGTAGACCTAAAGGAATACGTTGATATGCCAGAGCTAATCGTTACCGATATAGTCGTGCGTATGCCGCCCGAGGTAACGACTACCTACAAGGCTATTGAGGATGAATTTATAGCCCTGCTGGACGGGGGCGTAGTAGTGGCCCAGAACGCCGCTGCTGCGGGGACCAAGTGCAGACAAGTCGCTAATGGCGCAGTTTACTTAGAGACAAACGAGATGCTGATGGGGGGCCAGCAACGACCCTACGAGGTACTGCACGACAAGAAGATCGAAGCATTAAAAGACCTCATCGAAGAAATTGGTGAGCCAACTATCGTAGCTTATGAGTATCAACATGATGTGGAAAGAATTACAAAAGCCATCCCCAACGCTGCTGTCATCAGAGGGGGAACATCAGCAAAGAGGGCCAGCGAGGTCATTGCGGCCTTTAATCTTGGCAACATTGATGTGCTGGTTGGTCATCCTGCTAGTATGGGACATGGCCTAAACCTCCAGGCTAAGTGCTCTAACATAATTTTCTTTGGAATAACATGGGATTATGAACATTACGAGCAGATCATTGCGCGAATATGGCGGCAGGGCCAAGCATCAAAAAGAGTTATGGTTTACCATATAGTATGCGCAGACACACTGGACGAGAAAGTAGTACGGGTGCTGAAGGATAAAGAGAGAAACCAGCAAAAATTGCTGGAGTCGCTAACAGGGGGTGAGGAATGACTTTTAAGGACTGGCGTGAATTTGATGAGAGTGAGTGGGGGGATATTCTGGAGGCTATAGATCCTGACTGGGCCGACCACTTTATTGATGCTGAAATGGGCCTGGAGTTTTACGACGAGTACACTGATGAGGAAGGGCTCACAGCCGCACAAGTAGCAGTTAAGGAGTACAACTCTGCTGAAGAGTGGGTTACTCTGCACTGAAGGAGAATAGAATGCTTAGCTCAGAAGATTGGAAATGTGTCGATTGCGGCTATGTTGGGCCGTGTGAATATCGTGAGGATCGGAACCCATCTGAATTTTGGGGTCAGCCGGTAGTCGAGGTGCTAATGGTTGACATGAGCTGCTCGGAATGTGGCAGCGAGGATGTCGAAAAACACTAAGGGAGAGGTTCCTTTGCCAAGACGACTGGTTCTGCCCTACCTCCCCTTCCCGGCCTTACGGCACAAAGGGTGGATTGCTAAAACCGACGCTGGCTCGGTTGTCGTTTGTCAGCACTTCTTCTCGGGCCGTAGGCACTCAGGCACTACGACTCCGGTTTTATCCTCCCATCGCTCCCACCATGTACGCTTTCTGTATGGAACTCCAGTAGAACCGGTAGGTAATCGTGCTACATTTGTGCCGGATCTTATCTTTCTATCATTCATGGGTGCGGGTTCCCCGGTGCTGACCACCATTCGGCGCACTGAGCATCATCATCCTGGGTCCATTCGATGCTGTTCAGAACTGCCATAACCTCAAGTCTGTTCCTTGCACCCAGAAGATCGTGCCATTTCTCGTCGGTAATTTTTGCACCTGACCAATGGTCAAAGTTGCCTTCCTCGTCAAAAAACACCCAGCAACGGTAGTGATATCCGGCGTAATAATTGATGATAAACGGATCAAAGAACTCTGTAGAGATGTGAAACTTACCATCGAAAAACTTTATAAAATCCCACGGTATACCGGCCTGGGCTGTGGTAAGGGACAGGAATAACAGGAGCAGAACTTTCATGTTGTCATGGCCTCACTCCATACCCTCTTTACCTTCGTCGGTGTATTCCTCCACCCAACTGGCCGGGACTAAGTCCCATATTTGCTCTGCCATGTCGCGGATGCCGTTTAAGCACGTTGGACAGAAAGCCACCGGCAAAATGCCAATATCACCACACTGACCGCCCTCGCCTTCCAGGTCGAAGTCGCACCCACAGACGGTGCAGTTGCACATGAACTTTTGCCTTACTCTTGTATCTCTTAGTCGGCATCACTCAATAGTGCGGGGGCCACAACGAGTTCACCGCTAATGATAGCGGCCAACCACTCGTCAACCTCAACCGCTACGCGGGCTTGGTTTGCCGGAATTTGAACTGAGTTTGTCATTTGCCGTACCAGGGCCGCCATTTTTGCATGATCCATTATTTTTCCTTATTAAGTGATTGAGCTGGTTAGGACCCACTCGTTATTCCCTATTTTAGTAGCGCGTATAATCTCATACTTATACATTACCGTGGGGTAGCTAAAGTAGCGCAAATTGACCCCTGCCTCCCCCACGGGATCAAGATCGTAGGTACTGTCTTCCTTGAACACCTGTATCACTGTGCCTATTGGGAATGCTACGGAGGTATTATGGGGGAATGTTAGTGTCCTATTACTGGTAAACTCCCCCATGTTTATTATTGTTTGTGCATCAGAAGCCTCTAGCGTTATATCTTGGTCCTGGCGGGATGTGTCCACATCCCAAGTCACCCCCACTACCCTATTAGCTGTACCATCCCAAGTGCGACGATAAAACTCACCCCCGTAAACAACAGTGTCACTGGTTTCGTTGCCTATTATCAAATTATCGCTGCCGTTAATCTTGATCCCGTCAAGCCAAGCACCCCCGGCACTATCCTCCCACTCAATATCCTCGTTGTTGCCAATGCGGATCTTCAAGCCAGCACCAAACTCTGCCATCCCGCTGGTTAAAACAAGGCCATCCGCGCCGATTACCACATTATCATCGCTGTTGGCCTTAATAAGGTCAACAGTACCCGTACCAGCGTCGTCCGCCGCTGTGAGGAAGATATTGTTTGGCGCTATTGTGCTTTGAGCCCAAACAGCCTCCTGAAATAAGGCCGCTGCTTCAAAGGCCAGACTACTGCCAGTAACCTTTAGCGCAATGTCGGTATCGCCCACCGTCCAGGTATCGGTAGCGACCCCGCTTAAAAAGTTCTGATACCCCGCTACACTGTCCAGAGCCACGATGCTCTCTTTAACGCGGAGGTCACCCCCATCTATAGTTACAGAGTCGAGTGCCCTGATTGTGACATCGGAGTCGTCCAAGTTACCAAGAAGAACAGTCTCCCCGGAATAGCTCAGAGCTTCCCTTGCCGCCCCACCAGAGTTGGTTAGTGAAATATCATCCTCGAAACTTGTTACCCCTCGGATCAAATTAGTGTAACTAGGATTGCCTACCGTGAACACATCCGCGTCGTCTACCCAAAGGACATTTTTCCATAAAGTACCAAGCGCGTTGTGCCACCGAATTTTATCGTTATTGGATATCAGAAGGTCGCCGTCATCTATAGTTACATTGTTCTCAAAGCGCGTTGTGCCCGTGAAGGTTTGATTTGTACCCGCATCAATAACAGAGTGCCAGCCAGCCTCTCGGTAAACCTGGACTACGCCTGCGGCCTTCCACCGGAAAACATCAGCCGCCGAAACCGCAATCCGCATATCTGCCGCACCAGCGCGATAAACGCCTGTGGTAGGCTCACTTGTCCAAGTGATGCCTGGAGCCGAGACAGTCCCATCACTGAACTCAAAGGGAACGGTCATCCCCCCGTCGCCATCTCGGCTCAGCGAGTCGGTTAGTGCCTCGGCTATGTCACCTACTGTGTCGTTAAAATCTGACGCATCAATGACTGTTCCCGTCAAAACGGGGTTGCTCCCACTAGGTAGCGTATAATTACCGTTGTCGTCTCTAGGCATTATTCATTTGCTCCTGATACTAAGTTTTCGGCTCCAGCCCGTAAGCCTAAACCACCTGCTCGGTAAGCCCCCTGATTTTTTAACAAGTTGGCTAGAATTTTTTGCTGCGCTTTCGTTTGTCCCGCAAGACCCCTCTGCGTCCCTTTAGCAGCTAAGGCCCGCGCCGCAGGCCAAAAAAGAAGCCCCGCAGCTTGCGCTGCACCTGTCCCCCACCCCGCCGCACTTACAGCGGGAGCTCCCACCGCTGCTTTTTGGAAAAATCCAGGGTGGGGAGCATTTAGGTAGTCCTTTGGCAGAGCCTCTCTACCTAACTTACTTAAATCCTGAAGAGGGGCCTGCCCCCTATTCTTTTTCTTGCCATAATACTTCTTAATAGCTCTCTCTAAATTTCTTGCCTGATAATTAGCCGCGCTTTCTTGAACCATTGCCTCACTAATCATCGACTTAGCATGGTAGGGCTCCCGCAGCCCCAAATACTTTACTAGTTCCTTCTCAGCGGTTGTTGTGGGCACAAAAGAGTCAAGAAGTTTTCCTTTAGAATTAAGCACCTGTTTCCCTGGCGCTAAGTTCTTCACTATAAAGTTATCAATAGCCTCCGATAGTTTGGGTGAGCGAATACCAAGCTCCGAGGCTTCTTGCCGTAATAAAAGAAGGTCATCAACAGTTGCCCCTCCTTTTGAGAGGGGCTTACCTTTCGGCCCCAGGATGGCGGAAGTTCTTTTAAGGTGCTTATCCATAAGGTTCTGAAGGGCCTTACGGTCACTCTTCTTTTTAAGAGATCCCATTACCCCTGAGAAAGCCGCTTTTAAGTCTTTCGAGGCAGTATTAAGCGCATACTTCTTAATCGGCTCATAAGCCTCCCGCCTAAAGAAGTCATCCATAATCCTATAAGCGTGTTCCATATCCGTGGCCTTATCTAGCCTACCTTGAACCTCTTTTGGCAATGCCCTACTGTTTACTATATTTTGCCAGCCCCTTAGAGCATCGTCCCTTTGGGCCTGAAGGTGCTTACCAACCCCAGGAATAGCCCTTAATACATGGTGATAAACAGTTTGGGCGAACCCCTCTTTAGCGGCTAAATTAAGGGGAATGTCCTTCACTCCCCTAGCCATTAACTCTTTAGCTTCATCGCGGATCTTAACAAGACCAGACCCAAAGGTTCTCTTGAGAGCCTGACCACCAAGCCCTAATCCGCCCCCTAATGCGGCCCCGGTTGCCGCCCCCATTAGACGTTCATCTGGGTCAGCCGTTAATGTGCCGAATACCGCGCCTTGTCCAGCAGCTTGCACTGTTGGTCGTGCTGCTGTTTTAGAGGCAAAAGCAGCAGCGCGGGTAAGACCAGGAATAGCCTGAGCCCCCTTAAAGGCAAGTTGAGCCCCTTTACCAGCCACCCCACCGAGGGGTGCAGTAATAGCCGTTTCACCAATAAACTCACCAACCGCACCTGCCGTACCAAGATCTCTCTTTTCTTCTCTGGCTCGGCGTAAGCCTTCATCAGTGCTGTCAATAGTGCCCCACTCGCCCTTTCTAGCGAAAGGAACTTCCACTTCCCCCTCCAAACCCACAAGATTAGCTGCGCTTCCGAGCATATTACGAATCCCTCGATTAACACCGAGTAGACCGCGCTGCCATGCAGGAGCATCGTCGTATATAGCCTGTATTTCCGCTTCTCCCTCCGCCTTAACGCGGGCTTGCTCTGCATCGTACTCAGCCCATTGCCGCTTTTCCGCCACTGCGTCGAGAGCCGCTTGCTGTGCGGGGTTAAGGCCAGAGACCCCGCTTCCAGCCCGTACTTGATCCAAAGCTGCTTGCTGTGCTGGAGAAAGTGCCATTATTCAGCCCCCGCTATTGCCTGTAGTTCTTCGGGGGAAAGAGTTTTTAGCAGTACAGCCCACTCTTCTTCAGGTATATTGGAAGGTCGATCTAATACTAATTGCTCAGTAGGGCCCCTATATTTCTCAGTATAGTCGCCCATCCTATAGAAAGTGCCGTATTGATCCTCATAGTTTAGTAGAGTCTTACCATCTTTACCTGCATAGCCCCCTAACACATTACTAATTATTCTGTCATAAAGACGGTTAAGGTTTTGGTGGGCGGTTACAAACTCCTCATCACTAGATGTTAAATCTAAACCGTACTCTTTGAGCTTACGCTCAAGCTCATTCGCCGTGACGTTTTTACCCGCCTCAACTACTATAAGTGCGTTAGCAAGGCCCTGGAATTGTTGACGGAGTTTACGGCCTGATGACCCGCCAAATACAGCCCCAATAACCGGCACATTTTGAATCCCTCCTACGCCTGGAATTTCTGGATTTTCAGGATCAATCTCCATCTCATCCATCTGACGATTAAATGCGTCCAGTGAATCCCCAAGCCTCGGTATTCCTGTTTTGTCTAGCTGCTTACTGAGTAGCTGTGTGTTTTTGTCTAACCTAGCATCCGCAGCTATGGTTCGCCCCTCCTCTCTGTAAATGTTCATGTGCTCCTGCTGAGCCGCTGTTGCTGCAAGACGGGCTTTGGCGAGTTCCTTAGTCGCCTGAATGTCTAGCTCTTTTAGACGATTTTTCTCCCTCCAATCAGCCTCCTGAGCTGCAAGCCCCGCTTGCTCTTGCCGAGCTTTCTGTAGCCCTTCACGCTGCTTTTGCACCCTCGCGCCCATCGCTGCGCCTACAGGGGCAATAACACGGTCCCCGGTTAAGGCTAATATGTCCCCTAAACCCCCTCGCTGCATTAAGGCTTGAGCAAGAGCCATTTGCTCGGGAGAGTTATCTTCGGGCTGTGCCCCGATAAGGGCTTGCTGGAGCTGTTGCTGTAGACGAGGGTCCATTAGATACTCCCTGGGCGGCGTAGGGCATCGCCTACCCGCGCCTGCTCTTGAAGCTCCCGCTGAAATTTTTGCTCTGGTGTAAGTTCTTGAGGCTGTGCCTTATCAAGAGCTGCTTGTATTGTTGCCATTGAGGCTGCTCTCATTGCCATTGCGGCTGCTCGGCCCTCAGTCTGCTTGTCCAAGATGCCTTTCCGCGCCTTAGCCGCCATTGCGCTGCCTATATGCTCAAGAGGGTTAGCCGCTACATACATATTGCCCGCTTGCCGCCCCTCTGGCCCTACGCTAAGCGCATCGGCCATAGCAAGCTGGTCGCCCAGTGCCCCCATCTCAGCTAGTTTTGCTAATTGGTCAGGGGTAGCCTCACTTATATCAAGAGTGCCATCAAAAAAGCCTGCCAAGAGTGGATCACCTAGCAATTCAGCGAGGTTAGTTCCTACCTCTTCAGTTCCAACTTCAGCCATAATCCTATTACCCCGTAATTAACCTTGTCTAAGGTGCGCCCATTTGATGCGCCCCGTATATATCCCCAACTCCACTCAGTAAGCCTTGAATCCCAGCTTGCTCGAAATTAGACCGATCCATAGCCGCGCCCCATTGCATATTCGCTGCGTTTAGATACTGTGCTGGATCAGCGCGATTAGTGTTCTGGAACCCAGGCATAGAGGGCATACCAATCTGCTGACCACTAAGTATTGCGTTGATCTCGTTGATAGTCCACCCACGCTGCTGCAATGTCTCCGCCCAATCCTGCTGGCGTAGCTGGTTCTGATAAGCGGAAGCCTGTTGCTGCTCCCCGAATCTTGCTGAGCCAAGCCCCATTTGCTGAGCCAACGCTTGTTGAGCAGCCGTATTCCCGAACTGCGCCTGATTCATAAGCTCCTGGATGCCCTGTTGACGACCCTGAAGCCCCATACCGAACTGTCGAGCAGCCTCATCGCCGCCCATTGCAATAGCATCGCGGCGTAGATTAGCGTAATCATCGCTCTTACGCTCATTAAACTTACGCATTTCGCGCTCAAAGCCCGCATCACCCGCTTGAAATCCCTGGTTGAGAAGGCGCGTTCTCATCGCATCCTCTTGTTCTGCATACTGAGGGTCCAGACGAGCTGCACCGCGCTCATACATGGCCTGCTCGGCCCTGTCACGAACCTCCCCAACCTCTGGCATCGCTGAAGCGCCAGAGAAGTCTACGCTGCGCTGAATCTGCTCCGGGGTGTACTGATTAAGGGTAAGCCCCTGACCTTTAGGGGCAAAGTTATTCCAGTTAACTATCCTCCCGTAGTCATCCTGTACACGGCCAAGTAGCCTCTGGGCTACGTCACTACGCCCCTGCGTAATAGCCATCTGCGAGTCAAGAGCAGCTTGGCTCTGTGGGTTTAGCTCAGTTGTTTGTGTCCAACGGTTGATATTCTGCTTAGTCGCAGGGTCCCAAAACATCTGGTTCGCCCATGTTTGCGAACCAAACGGAGTGAACTGGTCAGGACGGTTCGCCCATGACTGCTGCTCAGTAACCTCTTTGGAAGCCTGCCCTTGCGCTTGCGCGGCTCCCGCATAATCCGGTGCTTTTGGAGGTGACCCAAATATCGCGCCGGACACCTTCTTTAGAAGACCCATAGCTAAGCTCCCTTTCTACTTCCTTGAGGGGCCTGCTGCATACCACCGCCCTTCCTGTTTCCTTGAGGAGCCTGTTGCATCTGTTCCCAACGATTAACGCTTTGCCCTGTTGCTGGATCAAAAACTGGCTGCTGCTGGTACGTTTGCGAACCAAATGGCTGTCGCGGAGCTGGCTGCATACCGCCCATTGCCCACCTATTGATGTTTCGTCCTGTTGCTGGGTCAAAAGCTGGCTGGTTATTAAACTGCGGCTGTTGAGCCATCTGCTGTTGAGCCATAGCCTGTTGCTGAACAGCTTGTTCATAATTCGGAGGTGGAGGCATCTGCCCACCGCCGCCCATCTGTTGCCCGTATATATCTCCAGCTCCGCCCATTAAGCCTTGCATAGCCTGCCCCCGCTGCTGCATAAGATCGGCTATTCCGCCCTGTCGCTGCTGCCCGCTAAGTATTTGATTAGTCTCGTTAGGGGTCCATCCGCGCTGCTGCATAGCCTGTTCACGCTGAGCTTGTGCATAGTTCGGAGGTGGAGGCATCTGCCGTTGCGCCATCTGCTCCTGCTGGCGCACCTTAGACCACGGCTTGCCTTGACTGCCGCCTTTCCTATTCTGCATCGGAGCAGGCTGCATACCGCCCTGGCCGCCCTGCCGTCGTTGCGCCATTGCCCTCAAAAGAAAACTTTGGGGGGACCTATTTCCGATAAACGCCATTATGCTGCTTCCTGTTCTAGTGTTTGAGGGAGAAACTTACAGTCCTCTTTATCCATTTGGTAGACAATGTAGTCCACCCCATCATCATACGCTTCGGGCAATCGTCCAATCTCCCGAAATCCAATATGCTTGTTAAATTTAATCGCCTTCTTATTGTTTGAAGGAGTTAGCCCAAAAATCTTTTTCCTCTTAGACACTTCAAAGATATAAGAGGCAACTTCGTGCATAAAGCCGTGGCGAATAGCCCACGGGTTTTTAATAGCTATATGTGTCTGGCAGGAATTAACTGTCCACTGGTCCATTACACAAACGGCTAGAACCTTTCCTGTATCTTCATCAAGAGCGAGAATCCCCCTCGTGTCGTCACAAAATATAGGGTCCAGGTTTTCTTTCACCCACCCTACATACTCAGGGGTAAGTGGTGAAAAAATAACATTCACAATAAGCCCCCCGTATCCCACATCACATCAGCCCCGCCATACTGTGTAAGAAAACCAGATCTCCCGCGAACAGCTAGAGCCAAGTATCGGCCCATGCCCTTCGCCCCCAGAGCTCTAGTAGTAACTATATTTTCATCAGACCAGTACCCGAAATCCCATAGTGCGTCATCCCACAAGGAGGAAGGAGGAGTAGGGGGTGATGTAAGAGTACCCCCTATAAACTCGCTTATATCAAAGTCATAGCGGGCCTGCACTGAGTAACTAGGAACCCCGCTTGACATAAATAGAGGGCGAACTAATTGCATACGCTTAAAGGCAGCAGGAGAGCCCATACCTTGATAGGAGCCTAAAAAGCTCCAGTCAATCTCTGTAGTATCATACTCTGAGGTACTCGGATTCCAAACGGGGTCTGTATATCCTGACTGTATCCAGATTCCCCCGGTACGATCCCCAAAATACAGCTCACGGTCATAAACCGCAGAGCATAGGGCGGGCACATCTCGGGTCATTGCCCACGCCTTAGTCGAGAGGTTCATAACAAACTGAAGATTGTACGTAACCTCGGGGGAGGTAACTATTAGTAAATTCTCTTTCGGGAAGAGAGTAATGTGCCATCCGTCGAATGTGCTATACGAATTGAGTGTATTACGAATTAAGCGAGCAATATTGTAAGTAAGGTAGGCCGTATTCTCCCCTATATCCGCGCCCCTTAGAAGTTTAGTTACTGACACTAAACCGCCAGCGCAAAGAAGAAGAAACTCACCGCCAAAATTTGAGCCGATACGTCGGCCTGCTGGTAGCTCACCAACATACCAATTTCCAACCGCGCTAAAGCTCGTAACCTCTGATGGATCAATGCCGTTATAGACCAGGAGGTCTCCTGAGTCACCTACGGCCAGAAGGTAGTCGTCTACCCCATTGCCGCCATCAATCGTCCAATTGTATAGAGCGCGTAGGTTGCCACCATGAGTGAACTTAGTACCAAACTCAAAGGGCACACTCGCCCCCGAGAAGGCCCCTGCTGCCGTGTAATAAGCTCGTCCCGTATTTTTCTCCGTAAACCAAAGCCGTTGCTTATACTCACAGACATGGACTAAGCTTGCGTCCCCATTGATCGGGCCTGCCGCGCCTGTGGGGTCACTGTCCATACCCCCCTCTACCCAGCCGCCAGACGCGCTGTAACGGATATAGCCATTTACCTCATCACAAACGAGCAAATGATTGCCTGAAGCGTTGGAGTAAAAAGCATAAGAGCAAGTTCCAGCTTGTCCAGTAGGGGTGGGCCATGCGTATTGCACTTCCCCCTCTTCACCTGACCCTGGAAGGCTAGTAGCGTCTATCTCGCCGCCCTCAGTAATGTCGTATATACCTTCAAGTGTCGCGGCAAAGATTTTTGTGTTCTCTATACCATCAGGAAACTCCATGATAGTACGGACTTCGTTATTGTCATCAATATCAGCGAAATATGTGTACCCGCGTCTTATCTCCATCCCATACTCTTTAGGGATGATGTTGTACGCAAAGATGCACTCTTTCGGGTCCATCTCGTAAAGAGTTTTGTTTGACTGAATCCCGAGCACAGGAGCAACTGCAACAGTGGACGTTATCGTCTGTTGCTGAGAAGGCCCGCCGGAATTAAAGCTCGGGTATGTACTGGAAGCTGGTAGCATTACGATCCATAATTAGTGTCGGGTAAATTACTCCAACTATTCAGGTAGGGATACCGGCGTAAATTACCAGAAACATTTAGAACTGGTGCGGCAGTATCACTGGAACAGGCGGCAGCAAAGGCCCTGTTAAACGCCCCTTCCGCCTTAGTTGTATCAAACCCCCGCGCCTCAAAAAACTTCAGCTTCAAAAAAGAGATGACTAATGGAGGGTCGTACTGCACAATATCGGAACCTACCTGCACATGATCCTGGTAAGGAGTCTCTGTATCCACAGTAGACTCAACCCATCCCCGCGACATATATTCAAACTGAATTGTGAGGCCATCGGGCGGCGGAGAAGGGAACATATACATCTTGCCCTCCCGCTTACGGAAAGACGCATAGATAGTGGAATTAGCCAGTTGACGGCCCTCTAAATACTCCCAATCCTGGGGGCTAAGAGAGCCGTAAATAGGTAGCCGATTAGTCTGGTCCCACTGAGTCTGGTCGATCATGTGGTCAAAATCAGCAGGGAGGTCGTAAACCCCTGTGGGGCTAGCGTCTGGGCCTGAATCAGTTAGGAATGAGTGAATTTTTTGGAGCTGCTGCCACTGATTCATCCTGAGAAGTTCTTGGCCCGCTGTATCCAGCATATAAGTAAGCTGCTGAAGTGCCGCATCATTAGAGGTATAGGCAGATTCGTTAGCCCCTAGCCCTACTTCTACGGAAACCCGATCAATAAGCTGATTCGCAGACTGAAATCTCTCAAAATCAGCCATCTTCCTCTACCGTTGCTTTGGCCTTTTTCGAGGGCTTATTTGCCTTTGCCAGATCCGCGATTAGCTCCGCGTTTACCCGTTTAAGCTCCTCAATATCAGCCGCCATTTGCTCAATAGGGGCTGCGCCAGAGGCGGCCTCTAAAAAGGCTTTTGCCTTTCTCTGCAATGTGGCAACTCCCATGATGTTCATCGCCTTATTAGCGGGAAGATCAACAAGTTGCTCAACCGTATGGATATGAAAATACTTCATTTCCTCAACCTGAGATCGGGTCATAGCGGGCCATGCACTTAGAGGAGTGCCCTCTACAGTCTGGTCCTCTTGCGCCTCAAACTGTTTATACTGAACAGCAAACCGTTGCTTATCTCCAGGTCTTACGGGGCGTACAATAGTATCCCGACTTCCAGCCGCGTAAATATTGATATACGCTACATCCCGGTAAATAGGTCGGCCTGCTATCGTGGAAGCTACTTTATCTTGCTCAGGCTCATACGAAAAAACAACCTTGAGGTGCTTATCAGCTTCTGCGCTCCAGCCGGTATTGGCAGCCGCCATATGGCGAGTCTCCCCCATTGCAAGCTCACTAAAACCTTCTGTATCTAATTCAGTCATTATTTTTCTCCAGGGTATGACAAGTTAATGAGGCTTTTTGCCTCGGCTACGTTGGCTCGCCTGTATGGCGCGGCCTTGTTTCTCTGCTTGGGCGCGGGTGGGGTAGACCTTACCTTTGGTCCCGTACTTAAACCCGCCTTTTACTTTTTTACTGGCATGACTACTCCCCTTCTTTAGTAAACCTATCAAGCGTAATATCAGGAAGATCCTTTCCTGTCAGCTCATAAAATTTCTCCCACTCTTCCCACTCTTCCGCTGTCAAAACGGAACCAATCGGATACGCTTTATTATCGTCCATATCTCATCCCTAAGAAAGTGGTGAAGTGCCCCATGCTGAGTCGCCAATTTGGGCGGTTTCGCTTGTAACATTGTACACACTACTCCACCCCACGGACTTTACCAACTGCCCAGGAGTAGCCACTTGATCCGCAGTCTGCCATTGGCTGAGCCAATTAGGTAAAAATTCGGTTGCTGGGTTATAGAGCATATAGGCAGCGCCCGGAAAAGCGGCATCACCAATCGCTACTCTGGGAACATTAAAGCCAGCCCACAGAGCCCAGCTACTCTGTTCACCCATACCCGAGTAATACGAGGCGTTATCCAATACACCTGAAGAAAGGCCAATGCAGGTTCCCCCACAAGTCCCCGCCATATTTGGCCCAGTAGGGTCTAATGTGGGCGTGTATATCCGTAGAGGTCGATTACTCCCCTCGTCGTAATCAATGGGAGTTGCCATTACTGTCTCCTATGCAACGGGAACCTCGCCCCAAAGCCAGTCGCCAATTGCGATTGCGCCTCCAGTCCAGCCCGCGCAAACAACAGCCCCTGTTACCGAGTCAAACTCGTTTCCAGCTACAGGTGTAGCTACCGTAGTATCAGCCTCTGCAAATACGAGTGTGTCGTTAAAATCTGCGGTCACATAGTCCACCGTTAATAAATCAGTGGCTGCTAGTGTTACAGGAGAAGAGTAACGAGGATTGCTGTCGATCCCATTGCCAATTGGGCCAGATGGAACGGGGTCAATCGTGTCCTCGGGCCATGCCTGGGTATCAGGAACGCCGCCAGCAGTATTCGCACCAATAGCCGGTTGGCTAGAGGCGGCACTTACTCCTGACTTCAACTGTGGATCTGATGAGTCTCCACCATCTGCCGGAGCAACAATGGGAGAAACAGGTAAATTAGCCATACATCACCTTAAGTTATTTCATATATTTGGACATTATTACGGACCCATCCGTACTCATTATCCGCAAAAGCAGTAGTTCCAGATCTATAAGCCCCGCCACTATCGGTCAACTGACCAGCAGCACTTACTGAACAATCAGTTTCGGATGCAGCAACAGCTCCGTTAGCTTGGACGTACCGATAAGTGTACCCATCCACGCCTATGCATACCATATTCAGCTTAAAATCGGGGTGGGCATGAACAGCCCCTCCGTCTGTAGTAGTAAGAATACGCGAATCAAGGCCACCTGACCCAATCCGCCCTGTAATCGTTCCTATGTTCGCCATAATAACCTCCTATGACTACGTATCAATCATATCCGCTAAAAGCACAGCGTTACGCACCCATCCTCGCTCATTAGTCGAGAAGCCATCATCATCTGAAACTACATAAGCGCCGCCACCGTCACTCAACTCCCCCGCTGAGCTTACACTCGCATCAGTAACCCCGGCAGCGATAGTCTCATCAGCCTTGACATACCGATAGAAATATCCATCCTCGCCTATCTGCAATGTAGAGGGGTTTATTGTGAAGGGCACTAGAAGTGCGGGGTAATAACTAACCTTATACCGATGGTCAAAACTACCGGCCCCAATCGCCCCTTCAATAGTAGGTACTTGGTCTGCCATCATAAAATCCTTTAATTAAGAAGCCACTCCATCCAGTAAATAGACAGGACTCTGTACCCATCCACACTCGTTACCTGCGAAAGCAACACTCGAAACCGTATAGTGACCCAATGAGTCATCGGTCAACTGTCCGTCTGCATCAACAGAGCAGTTAGTCGTATCAGCAGCAATAGCTCCATCAGCCTGGACGAATCGGTAAGCATACCCATCCGTCCCTATTCCTGGCGTATTTAGAGCAAAATCCATTACTTCATCCATCCTATCCAAAGCCCGGCCTTCCCGCCATATGGTGGGATGCTGTCGAGCATCGGGGTTAATCGCTCCGATTACGCCTCCCGTAGAGATTACACTCGCCATAATAACCCTCCAATAAAACGGTGGGGAGGGTTTAACCTCCCCACCTAACGCCCGTCAGGAGATCATGCTCCGTTCAGACGACCCTGGAACATGCCGCCGCTGGTAGTCAAGTTTCCAGCCCAAGCTAGAATCTGTACTTCAGCGTCCTGGTTCGTTGCATATCGACGATTTGGCGAAAGCGGAACCATGTTGCGTTTTGCGTGTGGACGATAATGAATATAGTCCGTATTCAAGAAGTACGCTGTACTAGCTGTCGCTGCTCCACCGATACCTCCATCAAGAACCACATCAGCATCCATATACTTCAGACTTGGAAAGCCGAGGCCCGCCGAGTCAGCAGATGTGAACCGCTGGAATGCTTGTAGACTCTCGACGTAGAACTTCCAGATGTTGTTGTCTACCATGATTAAATCAGGTCGGTCATTACCCCGAACCAGACTCGACCATGCCGTATTAAACAACTCGTCGATGTTAGCCGAAGTTGCAGTAGTGGTATCTACATAAGACTTCCAAAACTCACCAACAGCAGCGGTGCGGTCAATACCACCGTATGTGTTAGTCGCAGAAATTGCCTTATCCAGACCATCAAGCTCTTTGTTTGATGACCCAGTACCATCTGAGTACAAACCCACAGAGATTTGGTTAGCCATCGTTGCTTCAGCCACAGATAAACGAGCGTCCATAAGGTCGATCATCTTCTCTTTGCCTGCGTTCTGGAGCATCTCCAGACCAGACATTACGACTGGTGCAGCGGCTTGACATATATCGTATTCAGCGGCTGAGATAACGTCACTTACACCAACGGGTAGGATGTCATATCCTGAATACCAACCGAAGTTCGCGTTTTCCGCGAAGCTCAGTTCCTGAAGAATCTTACTACCGCCAGAAAAGGTTTTCATGTTGCCCTTTTCCGACAGTCTCTTCAGAATAGCGTTGTTGTCTGTTACGTTATCAGCAACCTTCTTACTACGATTTTCAATCGTTGTAGCGAGTATATCGCTGATATTGGCGAATGCCATCTTTGTTCCCCATAATAAAAGTTAAAAAATTACGCTTGCTCCTTGCATGAGCCCATAGGCTTGCGTATTTCTGAACTTGGGGAACTCTCGGGAAGCCCGTGGGAGTCCTAGCTCTTTTGAAGCTGTCTAGCGGAATATATCACGGGGGAAAGTGGAGATGCAACCCTTAGTTGCCATAGGGATTACTCAGGGAGTCGAGGCCACTCCAGAGGTCATTTACCTCTCGCTGGAGAACCTCTATCTTTGAGACTGCTCCCTCGTTCTTTTCTGTAATAAGCTCAGCGGTCTTTACCGTAGTCTGCATCTCTATTACAGCAAGATCCAGCTCTGTCACCTTGTCCTGAATGAGCAGTAATTTCTGCTGTTGCTCAATAATAGTCTCAAGATTAGTAGCCAGGGTAGCTAAATTCCCCTGTAAACCAGCCACATCATTGTTCTTGAGCTCTTGTTCCATCAATGCAAGTCGCTCAGAAAGGGGCTCAATATCTGGGATTGACTGTGCCTCTACCCCTTCAAGACGGGAGTAGAGGGTGCTGGCGGTCCAGATAGTGCCCCCAATAGTGCTGACAATAGTCAAAAGCAGGGCTATGTAAACCCCTTTGAACTGGAGCCCTCCGACTGTAATGTTGGATTCTTCAAGGCTCAATGTTGTCACCTTCACAGATCCCCTGGTAGAAGCAGGCAAATCCAGTAGCGGTTGGGCCCATGCTGTGCCCCACAGCAGAAGCAATAAAATTATTACCCGCATTGTTCACCCGTTAATTATTAGTTCATCTTTCCTCAAATGCAGCCCAAGTAGCAGCAATGTCATCTGCAACAGTATTCCCAGCAGCTCCACCAGAAGCCTCTCGCCCTGAAGGTGCTCCCGATTTAATGCTGCTTGCTGCTTTCTTACGGCGGGCAGCTCCATTAGCTGCTCCTGTACCGGGCCTTCCGGCCAATATACCCTGAATATCAGGGTTTGAACGGACAGCTTCATTGTATGACTGTTCCAGGGTCATCGTCTGGCCTCTCTCCGCGTTCGACTGGAGTAAGTAGACCATGTGGTCCCTCACATCCTCAAAAAACTCATTTTTAGGATCAGCGGCAAAAGCCTCAATAGTGCTGTTAGCCTGCGCCATTTGCTGCTGTGAAGCCTGCCCATTTTGGGCATCGGCATACATATTTGTAGCCATTGCTACACGCTGATCGACCATGTGGTTAATGGTTTCAGGGGTTATTCCTTCCGGCTCCTCACCAACCAACATTTGGTCTAGCAACTGCACATCCACCCCATACTCGGTCATAATATTATGGACAACCTGTACTTTTTGTGCGGGAGAGCCAATACGCAGGGCCGCAGCCGTTTGCATAAGGGCACTAACAGCGTTTAAGGGAGTGGTATTTTCGGAGTTAAGAAGAGCTACATAGGGCTGAACAACCTCGGCAAAGTCGTTTGTAAAGCCCCGCGCATTAGCACTTTCCTGTAGCGCTTGGGTTACGTCTTTTTCCCTGCGCTGGATTTCTTCACGAGCAGTAGCAGGGATTTTATCCCATTCTTCACGCGCAGAAGCCTTCCAAGAAACTGGAGGCTTGATGTTGCTAGTTTCTGCAACCACTTCAGACTCGTCTGATACTTCTGATTCAGAAACTTCTTCAGCCTCTGGAACTTCGTCAATGCCTTCGGCCTCTTCTTGGACTTCGGCTTCGATTTGGGCTTCGATTTCGACTTCGGTTTCTTGCTCACTTTGACCTTCTCCTGTTTCATCAGTGCCCTCTACCTCATCAAAGGCAGCGGCTAAGTCGTCCGACATACTATTTTCCTGGGCCATCAGTATTCCCCTGTATTTTGGTATATTGCTTTTCTTATTGATTCAATTCGATCAGGATGCCCTGGCTTAAAAACCTTTTCGGCCTCTTTACGGTTTATTTCCCCCTGATTACCCCAGTCGCGCACATTTATAACATTGTGCCTTTTATTATGGGCGCGTAAAGCACTACGCGAACCAATGACCTTTCCATTTACGGGGGAAACGAAAGGCTCAATATCAGGGAGAACATTAGCGGGTAGCCCATACTTAACGCGCCCAATATGCTCGTCATACTCATTAGCCGCGATTAACTTATAGCAGCTCTTGCATTGAATCCAGCGAGTTCTACTCATCGCTTATGTCCTTACGCATTAGTTCACCGTAAGAACGAATAGCCTCTTTGCCTTCTTCGACAGCTAGATCAATCTGGCCTTCAGCTTGGGCTTGCCCTATAGCCGCCTCGCCTTGAGCAACCTCTTCCTCCATATTGATGGAGCCTGTCATAATAATCTTTTGCATATCTTGTTTGAAATCTTCCTGCATACGCTGCATATCTGTAGCGTGTTTAGTTTGGATCTCTTCTAGCTTATTCTGATGTTTGAGTTGCTCTTCCTGCATCTTAGCCTGGGCTGATTGCTGCTCCATCTGCATTTCCATCTGAGCTTGCTGCATCGCCGGATCGGGCTGTTCTTCTTGAGGAGCACTTTGCGCTTTCATAAGCTGCTCAAGAGCTTTATCAATGACCCCCTCTATCTCATTGCTGCCCTTAAAGCCAGCCAAGCCCCATTTAAGTAGCTGCATTAAGACCGGACCTGCTTCGGGTGCTTCTTTAATTAAAGAAGTTCCCGATTGTAAGAACATACTTAGCCCGTTTAGATACTCAGTGCGCTCAGCTTTTAGCTGTGCAAAATCAACCATTGCTACACTCTCTGGACGCACTTCAATACGCCAGTGTAGAAAATCGGGATCTTTTATAAGCTCAATTGCTGGGCCCACCATGTCTGCATCAGGCGTATACATAATGTTCGACTGAAGAACAATTTGTTCTGGATCAAAATGCTTGGAGATAACTTCAGCTTTAAGCCGCATTAAGTCGGAAGCAAAGATAGCAAACATATCTTGGAAAGCCTGGATGCGAACACTACCAAACTTAGCTTTTAGTTTATCGCTTGCTGCTGACGTATACTGGTCGGTGGACCCGCGCATAATATCGCTTAGCCCTGTTATCTCATGGAGTAGCTGGATGCTGTCATTACGCAGCTCTACAAGATGGCTCAAAACCCCTACAACATTCTCAACCGGATACCAGTCAACAACACCCTTTAGCCCACCTTTTTCGGCAAGCATGGCCCAGTTTTCTACAGGGATGAGGTCGCTTTCATGCCCCTCTTTTAACATACGCTGAAGTTCGCCAATGTTTTTATCATAAACACCAACAACTTTAACGGCGCGAGTTATATTACCGATACGCGATTCAAGCGTATCAATTTCGTTATATAAATCCTGCGCCATGCAATAGTCCGGTTTAGGTACAAATAGACTTGTCGTTACGTTTGCCGCCATTGGCTGTGGAGCAGGATAAAACCCATCAAGTTCGAGAGGATCTTCTTGTTCGTCGCATAAAGTTTCAACACCGGAAGTCCACCAATAAACCTTATTAGGCGACTCGCACCAAATCTCCCAGACTTCAGCTTCCTCTGTAGCTGAAGCAAGGTTTGGATTCTCGTCATTTCCACCTGTATTTACTTCGCGCCGTTTGTATTGAGCCTGCTCTGCAATTTCTTCACCGAATCTAGCCGCCATAGCCTTCTTGTCAAAGTAACTACGGAAAGCCATCCAGCGTAAGTCGCCCCAAACCCGAGTCCAAGACCATAAGAAGTCGCGCCAATGCACATAGTCAATAGGAGCACTTTCCCACTCAATGCCCACTTCCACTTGCTGCTCTTCGCCTTCCTCGTTTATTATCGTTTCCATCCGAGGCTCGTACTCATAGCGCACACGCGCTGTACCAAGACCAGGAATCAGTCGATCATCAAGTGCGTTGCGTAAAACTGGCTGAATCCCCTCACCCGGGTCTTCAACCGAATTATTTAGCATACGATTTAGTATTTCACTCGCAACGCGGGCTTGGTCATCGTCAGAATCGGCATGACGACGAGAAACATCAACTTTTGGTACACGGCCAAAGAGCATTGACCGGATTGTTGTTATATTGGAATGAAAAAAGTTTAGTTTGTAGGAATTATAGTCGTCAGAAATATACTGAACTTCATTTCTGCGGTCATCAAGAAACCGAGAGACTACCCGATCACCTTGCTCATGGAACCTCTTGAGCATCTTTTTAGCTGCGGAAATTTCACGGCCCCATTTCTGGGCGGCACTCTCATGTCGTGCCTCGTCTATATCATATGCGGCTTCGGCCATAACCTGATCCTACCCTATTTTCGCGTTCATCAAATAATTCTCTTAGCTTATAGGGAGTTTTTGGCCCCATAACACTCGGGAGGTTAATCTCCTCTGAATTGGCCCTCACTATACGCTCTTTAGCAACTAGGGCAAGATAGCGAAATGCGTCTGCCCCGTGTGAGCTCCAGTCATGGAGTGGGCGATTGCTAAAAGATTTCTTGTCCTCGTCGTATGCGCGGCGATAAGCCCTTAGAGCCTCAATGCCATCGCTGCATTTCTCTTCATCGAACCAACAGTGGTTCATCACCAATCGCGCAGCGTCAATCCCTTGCTGAACCTTGAGGTTGGGTGCAATAGTAATGGGGAACCCCGCATCTCTGAACTGCTCGGCAGTTGAGCGTCCGGTTTGGAGGGTTTTGGCTCGGGCATCGTGGGGGAGCCAGATTCGCTCGAATTTGTACCCGGTGAACGAGAGGTGGTTGAAGTAGTGTTCGAGTGGCTGGGAGTGGTTTTCATAGTAGTCTATTATGGCGAGCCCATCAGGCCGATCCTGCCAGAACCAGAAGGCAGTTGAGTCGGTGTAACCCAGGTCACACGCTACATGAACCGGGAATTCTTTGTCGTACAGCGTATCTTTGGTGATTTGCCCACGCTCTTCAAGCATTGTAATGCTTTTGGCGTAATATGTGCCCATAACAGCAGCATCAAACGAGCACTCGAACTCTTGCTCGTACTCGTCCTCAGTCATCTGCGCCTTCATCTCGCCAAGCGTAAATTCGTCCAAAATCTTGGTTTTTGAGGCTTTGAGGGTAAAGTTGAACCAGTTTGGCTCAACTAAACTGCGCTGATAGACCTTATAAAAATGATTTCGCCCTTTGGGGGTTCCAATAAACACCGCCCATCCATTTCGGTCTGCGAGAGTGGGGAGGACAACCTGCCCCCAAAGGCTTGGTCTACAATCTCCAAACTCATCAAGAACAGCGCCGTCAAAATAAACACCTCGCAGAGCGTCAGGATTATCCGCACCGTAAAGTGCAATTTTTGCTCCATTGAAAAGTTCCACCGAGAGTTCTGCTTCTCTGGTCTTGACAATGGCATCCCTCCCATACTCCTTCAGGTATTGCCACGCAATTTCCTTTGCTTGGCGATAATAAGGCGCAATATAGGCGTATCGGGCGCTTTTCTTCTCCGTATAAGAGGCTCTCTCAAGCAGCTCATTGACACAGGCAACTGTCTTGCCTGCTCGCCTATGTGCTACCCCACACGCAAACCGCTGGTTGCGCTGGTGGAACGGAATAAACTGTTCGCGGGGCTCATACGAAAAAACAATATCATTCGTCATTCGTAGGCCGTTTTACCCGCCGTTTTGCCTGTATTGCCGCCTGTTGCTGCTTCAGTAATTGCTGGAGTCTGGCTTTTTGGGCCAAAGTTGCGGGGGAACCCCCCGAAAGTGGACTTTTAGGCATTCGTAAAGGGCCTTCTGCCATTATTTCGACTTCCCTGTGAATTTCTCAAAAGATCGCATAGCACCTAAGCCCAACAGCCCAAATACCAGCTCGTTCAAATTATCAACGGGCAATTGTGGCCCTGGTTCGCCTGTCGCCCACTGCAAAATCGGA